TTAACCGAAAAATTGCGCATCGATAAGCCAAAAGCAGCGGTTGAGGTCGTTACGCGCACGGTTTATAAGACTAAAATCGAGTTAGGCGAACCGATTTACATACGTGATAGCGTTCCGGCGCTTGTTTTACCGCGCAATTTCACGAAATCTGAGCGATGGTTTAATATTTCGGGTGTTATTAATCGCCTCGGCTACTTACAAATCGATTCATTAACCATACCCGCGATTATTTCGGTAGGCATTGGCGACACTTTACGCGGTTTTTTCCCGTTTCGTAAGCGCGAAAGCGTGGTTAGGCTGGCAATCGATAACCCAAATATGAGCGTTCAAGGGTTACGCAGCTATGTAATACCCGAGCCGCGCAAAAAATGGTACGAAACAACGGCGGCAAAGGTAGGATTTGGGGCGCTTATCGGCTTCGGTTTGGGTAGGTCGCAAAATTAAGCGCGTTGAAAATCAACACTTTACAAGTTTACGGAAAAATATTTTGCATTTATTTTAGATTTCGTATTGCAGAATTAAAAAAAGGTTTTACATTTGCTGCATACTTTTAAACACTTAAACATTTACAAAATGAAAGCAATCATCAACACCAAAAAATCTTCGGGAATGTCTTACCTTAATGGTCACACATTCGAAGTAAAAGAAATCTTATCTAATCTTGTAGCATTGAGTATCCCAAGCCGAATCTGTGAAGGCAGATTTGATACTTGTGATTTTGCATTTAATGAGGTAATCATAGTAGACATTGATTCAGAGATGCAAAAATCTTTAGATGCTTATAACTGGACTGGTAGTAAGTTATATGACAATCTTTTGAACTATTGTACCAAGAATGGCATCAAGACTAACGAACAAATCAACTGCCCTGCCTAACCCTCACGGGCGGCTAATAACCGCCCTTTTCTTTTTAAACCTTTAAACCCTTATACACATGGACACAGTAACCATTTTCAGAAACTACGAGAACACCGAGTTCTATATGTACGACCACCTTAGCGGCATCATGACAATGCTCGTAAACGATGGCTGCATGAAAGGTATCTACACGCGCTGCGATTCAGGCGCGGCAAACTTAGCGCGTAAATTCCACCGCGAACAAGTCGAAGGCGTACCAGTTGAGCATCGATTATTTGAGCCGCTTGACCGCGCTAAATTCAGCGAGTTGTTTATCGATACAATCGATTCAATTAACCGCAACTTAGTACACTCGATTCAATCCGAGAACCTTTAATTTTTTAACCCTTAATACTTTTAATCATGGCTTTAACAGCACCAACAGGCGGCAACGCCGCACGACAAATCGCGCCCGAAGGTTTATACCCTGCGCGCTGCTATCAAATTATTGACCTCGGTACGTCCGAACAAGGCGGTAATTTCCCCGGCAAAAAGCGAAAAGTTCAATTCCTATTTGAGCTGCCAACCGAAAAGGCTGTATTTAACGACGACAAAGGCGAACAGCCTTATTACGTTCGCAGCATCTACACCCTTTCAATGAATGAAAAAGCGTTATTACGCCGCGATGTTTCAGCGTGGCTCGGCAAGAAAATGACCGACGGCGAAGCGGCTAAGTTCGATATCTTTACCCTACTCGGTAAAACGTGCATGGTAAACGTAACGCACGTAACGAAGGGGGAAAATACCTACGCTAATATTATGAGCATTACGCCTATGCCAAAGGGCTTAACTTGCCCCGAACCGATTAACGAGGCTTTCGTTTATTCGCCTACCGAACATAACCAAGAAACGTTTGCAAAGTTGCCCGAGTTTATTCAGGATAAAATCAAAGAATCGGATGAGTATATTAAAATGACTAAGGCAAACTTTAAAAACGATTTTACGCCTAAAGCACAGCCGCCAGCGAATTTTGAAGAGTTGCCCGATATCGATGATATTTTCGGACAAAAAGCGGCTAATGACTTACCGTGGGATTAAATAATTAAGGGGCGGTAAAGTGCCGCCCCTCAAACACATCAAAAAAAATGAACCACATGAACTCACTTGCAAAGGTACAAATACCAATCGAAAAAATATACTTAGCGATAAATTCGCCTCAAGTATTAAACGCCCAAGCCATAATACAACGTAACTCAGTAGGCGGCGAAGCTAACAGCGTTGTAAACGTTAGCGAATATACAGCCATGAACGCGGCTGTAAAAGAGGTTAGCGATGCGGTTAAGGCAATCGAAGCGGCACGTAAAGAAGTAACAACTCCGCTCGAGCATTTCAAAAAGGAGCTTATTAAACTTGAAAAGGATGCCACCGCGCCGCTTATTGACTTTATCGAAGATGCCAAAAAGCGCATGGTCGAATACCACGAGCGCCTCGAAGCCGAGCAAGCAGCCGCCGAAGCTAAACTAAAAGCCGAAGCCGCTGCGAGCCTGAAGCAAGCCGAATCGGTTAACGATATTATGGCAGCGTTTACCGATAAGCTATTTGCCACCTCGGTTGAAAATAACCAAACGAAAAACATCCGAACCACCACAAAGGCGCGTATCGTTGGAGAGGTTGACTGGATAAAGGTTTTATCGGTTCAGTTTGCGCATAACAATTTAAAGCCCGAAGATTTAATCGTTGGGCTACCGAAAGCTATGAAAGAACTCGGCGTGGATAATATCGCAGGGATTGAACTTTACGAACATAAAACGCAAGTAATCCGATGAGAATAGACGATAACACCGCTTTAGTCGAAGATAGCTTCGGTAATGGTATAATCGTACGCCGTGGGGGTAATACCCTGCGGCTATCGATAAAGCTAAACGGAGCAACTAAAGAGCGTAAAATCGGCGAGATAGATATGCCAACGCGAACGCTAACCGTAACGCGCAACCGAGCAAAGCACCTTTTACAAAAGGGTAACGCCTACGGATTAAACCATAAGCTACTCGCTGAAGCTACGCGATTCGATACGGTTCGAATAATTGACGATTTCGGGCGTTGGGATATACCGCGTGAATTTATCCTCGAGAATGGCAAATTTCTTTTATTTGCAAAGCAGGGCTTCGAGCTGCAAATATTTATTTCACTTGAACAAATCGAACGTTTTAAGATATGACACGCGACGAATACATTAAACACCCAGCGATAAGCGCAAGCCGTATTAAACGATTCTACACGGGCGATATAAGTTACGCACAAAAGGCGCTAACCGAAGGCGCGGCGTTCCATTTCGATTTACTTGAGCAACCGTTCGACGATATGCCGCCCGGTACACAAAACGTTTATAATGCGATTCACGAGGTCGCAATGCTCGGCGAACTATTCGACAAAGCACAGCACGAATACATAGCCCTCAATAACGTAACGCTCGGCGGGTTAACGGTAGAAGGTAAAGGCATGATGGATTTATGCTGGTTAGAGCGTGGTATTATTGCCGACGTTAAAACAACGAGCGCTAAAAATATTCAGGCGTTTGCCGACGATATGGTTAAGCATTGTAACCACGTTCAGGCTGTTTGGTACTCGCTTTTGATGGGCTTCGACCCGAAGCAGTTTTATTATATCGGCGTACCGCCAAAGGTTAAGAAATCGGGCAATTTTAAAGACCTTTATTTATACCGCCATAACGAGGCTGAAATCGAAAGCGCAACGCAATTAATCATTAACTATTTACACAATGACACAAACGGGTAAATACGGTACTTATGAGTTTATGCAGCTTATTCAGGAATTTAATAAACAAGTTAACTATCTACCTGATAGCACGACGGCGTATAAACGAAAGCTGTTAAAATGCTCCGAGTTTTGGTGGAAACATAAGGGTACAATACCAGCCGCTACCATTGCAATACTTTTAAAAGTTGAACGAACCGATTTAATAAAACTTATCAATGGACAAATACAAGAAAGAGGCGCTTACATACGCTAACGACCTCGGCGACTTAACCGAGTTTATCGGACACACTTATAAAAACGTAGCTTCATACGTTCTATCGTTCGGATTCGAATACCTCGAATGCAATTTTAAGTATCGTAAAGTGTTTAACGACCACGAAAACAACCGAAGCATACTGATAGACCTTTACGACGAAACAACCGATTTAAAAGGGCGCGTTGAATACATGATAGTTTGTAATAGTATTTACAAACGATGACACATGGAAGCCTATTTAGCGGAATTGGCGGCTTTGATTTAGCCGCTGAATGGATGGGTTGGGAAAACATATTCCATTGTGAATGGAATCCATTCGGACAAAAAGTTTTAAAATATCACTTTCCAAATGCAATCAGTTATGAAGACATTACCAAAACAGATTTCACTATTCACCGAGGACGAATTGATATCCTTACAGGGGGATTCCCCTGCCAACCATACTCAATGGCAGGAAAGCGACTTGGAAAAGAAGATGAACGCCACTTGTGGCCGGAGATGCTTAGAGCGATTCGAGAAATTCAGCCGCGTTGGGTCGTGGGCGAAAACGTTTTCGGGCTTGTTAATTGGTCAGGAGGGATGGTATTCCACGAGGTGCAAGCTGATTTGGAAGCTGAAGGGTACGAAGTACAATCGTATGTACTTCCAGCTGTATCCGTTAACGCACCACACAGAAGGGATAGAGTTTGGTTCGTCGCTTTTAAAGACACCAACAAAAATGGATGGGGAAGTGAGCAGCGGAAAAGCGAACCCTGTGAGCGGCAATTCGGGGACGTTGGCGCAAGAAATAATGAGCGGATATGCGCCAACGATGATAAAATTAGGAATACTACCGACGCCAACAGCTTTCGATTGGAACAGTGCAAGGACGGAACAAAAATGGGAGCAGGACAAAAAGAAATGGGCAGACAAGGGAGTGAATCTTCAAATGCCATTGAAACAAATGGCAAGGTTCGAAATACTACCCACACCAACAACGAGGGATTGGAAAGGGAAGCAAGCAAACGAATACAAACAGAACAGGGGAGAACAAACAGATTTTATGATGCAAAGCTTACCGGGATGGGCGGAGAATTATACTGGCGAAACTTCCCAACTGTCTCCCCAATTTGTTCTCGAAATGATGGGCTTTCCGACAGATTGGACGGAATTACCTTTCCTAAATGGCGAAACGAATCAATTAAAGCCGGAGGAAATGCCATAGTTCCGCAAGTTGTTCACCAAATTTTTAAAGCCATTGAGCAATATGAGAAAGTCTAAAGAAAGCGATATTTATTCTGCCATTGCTAAATATATGCGCTATAAACACCCCGAAATAATATTTCGTTTCGATTTCAGCGCTGGTACGAAAATGACCGTAGGACAGGCGCGAGTGCATAAAAGCATGAACCCTCATAGAGGCTACCCCGATTTATTTATCGCCGCGCCGCGTGGTAAATTTTGCGGTTTGTTTATCGAAATTAAAAAAAGCGATTTTAAGCCGTTTAAACGCAATGGAACATTAAAACAAGACGAACACCTAACCGAGCAATTTGAAATCATTACGCGCCTTAAAAACGCAGGTTTTGAGGCATTGTTCTGCTCGGGGTTAGATGAGTGCATTAACACGATTGAAAACTATTTGAACCAATAAACTATGAAAACAATTTACACCTTATGCGCTTTGGCGCTATTGTTTACAAGCTGCGAGCATTGTTACGAATGTAGGATAATGCAAAGTGCTACTAATAAATACGGGCAAATGCAACCGCAACCGCCAGTAATAACCGAGCAATGTGGCATAACACGCCGCGAAATGAATAAGTATGTAGAGGAAACAACAAGTACAATAAAGGTTATAATTTCAGGTAAAGAGTATGTAACCGAAACAACCGTACTTTGTAAGCAGCAATAAATTTTGTATATTTGAAACGTTCGGACGTGAGAACCCCGAGCTAATTCATAACGACTTATAGCCCACAGAGGCTGCGAGGGTAAAGTAATTTACCCGGTTCTCACCGCAGCTTTTAGTGGGCGTTTTTTTTATGAAAAAATCATTTGTACTTTATACGGATAACTGGGTAACATTAAAGCACCTTTCTAATGAGCAACTCGGTGAATTAATGCGAATGCTATTTGAATACCAAATCGAAGGCAAAGCGCCTGAACCAATTAACCCCCTATTTATTGCTTTTGGGTTTATCCGCTCGGCTATGGATAGAGATTTAGAAAAATGGAACGAACGCGCTGAACGTGCGAGGGTTAATGGTTCTAAAGGTGGGAGACCAAAAGAAAACCAACAAGGTTTAGAAAAAACCCAAAAAACCCAGTCGGTTATTTCGAAACCCAAAAAACCTGTTAATGTAAGTGTAAGTGTAAATGATAGTGTAAGTGATAATGTAAATGATTATTTTAAAAACAATAGGCTGTATAAAACAGCCGAGGATGTAAAGGGTAAAGACTATTTTAAAGATGCTGAAGTAAACGAAGCATTCACTAACTTTTTAATTGAACGAATAGCCCGAAAAAAATACCCTACCGATTTAGCCATTGAAACACTACAAAAAAAGATGCGAGAATATTATAAAACAAAAGCCGAAGCACTCGAAGGTATCGAGCAAAGCATTTCAAACGGCTGGACTGGTTTATTTGAACTAAACAAAAAGCAATCCTCTAAACAACCCGAGCAAAAGGTCGTAACCCGCGCCTCGATGGGAGTTAAGATGCAATGACAAAAATATTTTTAAAATAATTTAGAAAAAGTTTGCAGATTCAAAATATAGTTGTATGTTTGCTGCATCAAACTCTTAAACACTTACACCATGACAATTAAAGATTTAGTTTTAGCCCAAAAGCCTCAAGGTATTAACGAATGGTTAGAGTTTATTAAACTCAATAAACTTGAGCAATATGAAGCAATTATTTTAGATTGCGCTGAACATTTTAATTTGATTGTTGTAAACCACAATGCAACTTTTGAAAATTGCCTAAAATGAAACCCCTACCAAAAATCGAACAAGCTTTAATTTTCATAATGCTGCACGAACCCGATGCAGCGCGTGAAATTATGCCGCAGCTATCTGAATACCATTTTACCGACGAACTCGCGTTAAAATGCTTTAAAACGATTAAATCGATACAAGCAGATAACAAGCAACCGACACTCGTTACACTCGGAAAGTACGCAATCGAAAGTAAAGCAATCGACCCCCGCGACCTTGCAAACGTTTCGGGGTGGGGTAACGACCTCAGCTTTAATGAACCCGTTAGCCAGTACATCGCTATTTTAAAAGACGAACACATTAAACGTTCGATAATGACTATTTTAACCGAGGAAACGCTCGGCATAAATAACAACAAAGGCGGCGTTAATACAGCCGTAGAAATCGTTAAACGCCTCAACTCATTAATCGAGGATGGTAGCCCTATTGATAACATCATAACCACAATACAACTTGCAGACGAAGAAAGGCAGGCATATTACCGCCGCGCTGCGATGTATCAAAACGGGCAAACGAGCGGATTAAGTACGGGTATTGCATCCGTTAACCGATTCACGGGCGGGTTTCATCCCGAACTTATAATCTTAGCGGGTCGCCCGTCGATGGGTAAAACAGCATTAGCACTTTACCACGCTTGCAACTTTAACGAGCCCGGGATTTACTTTAACCTCGAAATGAATAATAGCCAACTATGCCAGCGCCTAATATTACAGCATAGTAATGAGCAAGTAAACGCCGCACGGCTTCGAGATGGCAATCTTAACCAACCCGAGCTACATACATTCGAGCAATCAATAGGGCAAATCGAAAAATTACCGATTCTCATTTACGATAAGCCGCGATGCGGTGTGCATGAAGCAATACGTATTATGCGCCGCGAAGCACGTAAGGGGCGTTGCAATTGGGCTATAATTGATTACTTGCAGTTAATGACGATAGAGGGATTTAAAGGCGGCAATCGTGAAATGGAAGTAGCCGAGATAAGCCGCACGTTAAAGGCCGCGCAAAAGGAGCTTAACATACCAATTATAGCCCTTGCGCAATTGAGTAGGCAGGTCGAACAGCGTAGCGATAAGCGACCTATACTTTCAGACCTACGCGAATCGGGAAGCATCGAACAAGATGCTGACACGGTTATATTTATTTACCGCCCTAAATATTACGGGATTGATGAGGTCGACAGCGAGCCAACAGATGGCCATGTATTCTACCTTTTCGAAAAGCACAGGCAAGGCGCGACGGGTGAGGTAAGGTTTAGGCATAACAACACGATAACGGCGTTTAGTGATTTGGGCGGTAATACTGGCAGCTCTTTTTTACCGATGCCTGAAACCGATAAGATAATTAGCGCAATCGCCCCGAATAACGAATTTGATAAAGAGCCGTTTTGACTACCGAAGAGCGCATAATCGATTACATGACTAACCACGAACCCGAACAAAGCGAGTTTAAAGAGGGCGCGGTATATTACACCGATACGCTTAAAACACATCGCAGCTATGCAGCGCAATTAACAAGCGCATCGCGCACCTCGATAGCTTATCGAATGTATTTAAACCGCTGCCTCGACTGGTTGAAGCTACTTAAAAAACACGACGTAAATTTGCACAACGTAATCAAAAAATAACTATCTTTGTGGTATGAAGTCCGAAGCAAAGGCAAAAGATAACCGGGGCGGTCGCCGTGAAGGTGCTGGAAGGTTGCCAAAATATGGTGAGCCAACCGCGACGCTATGCTTTCGAGTACCGCAAACGAGCCGCGAAAAGATTACAGCAATGGTACGTGATTACCTCGAAACGCTAAAACTCGAACACAAACCAAAGAAACGCGAACCGGAATATGGATGCTAAACTATTAACCATACCCTGCGCGATTGAATCGGTAGCCACGCGCCGCGATAAAACGATTAAGGTAACAATTGGAACGCAGGAGCTAACGCCCGAACAAACCAGCGCACTATTTAACCAGTGGATGGGTGGCGTTGGTGTTATGGCATTCAAAGGCGAGCAATTCAATTACAACGACGAACAGTTACTAAACAACCTTAAACTCGATGCCGCTGAACTTGGCAGCAAAACACCGAGCCAGCGGTTACGCTCAACGCTTTACGTGCTATTTGAACACGCCCCCGAAGGGCATAAGGACTTTAACGGCTTTTATGCAGCCATGATGGAGCGGTTTATTGAAATGGTAAAAAAACGAATTGATACTTATAATTTGTAAATTTGTAACACTATGCCACTATTTCAAGGCGATTCGCCACAGATTATACAAATGAACATTCGTAAGTTAATCGAAGAAGGTTACAGCCCCGAACAAGCCGCAGCCATAGCATACGCCGAGGCTGAGAAGTGGCGCAAAGCACGTAAGCGATGAACGCGAAAGGGAATAAGATAAAGAAAAGAATACCGCTACCCGGTGGCGCTCCCGAAAAGTATAAGCCCGAGTTTGCCGAAAAGGTGTACGATATGGCTTTACTTGGTTTAAAAGATGAAAGCATTGCTAAACTATTGGGGATTGCTGAAAGCACATTAAATTTGTGGAAACACGCACACCTTGAGTTATTAGAGGCGTTAACGCGCGGGCGTGAGATTGCCGACGCTGAAGTAGCTAAGGCGATGTACAAGCGTGCGCTCGGTGTAACGATAACCGAAGAGGCTTTAACAAAGGACGGCGATGTAGTTAAGCTCCGAAAAGAATTGCCACCCGATACCCCTGCGGCTAAACATTGGTTAGCAAATCGTCAGCGCGGATTATGGGCGAATAACGGCGAAAGCCAAATAACCACAACCGAGCCGCTTGTTATCGTGCGAACCGAAAAAAGTAAAGATGCTTAAAACAATTGCGATAGGTACTCTATTCGCTGCATTCATTTGCGGCGTTGCCTTTGCTTTGCATTTAGTGGTTAAAGAAATAATTGACCGCTTTACCGATAATGATTAATGCAATTCACACTAACCGAAACACAAACGACCGCCTACGATTACGCCGTAGATGGCAGTAAGCGCGTTATAGTTTTCGGGGGCGCGATTCGTGGCGGTAAGACGTATTGGCTATTACTAACCCTTACATCGCTTTGTTTAACATACCCGCGTTCGAGGTGGGCGGTAATACGTAAGAGCCTACCCGACTTAAAGCGCACCACGTTCCCGAGCTTCGCGTCAATAATGATGGACGGCGTTTCTAACTATGTTAAAAATTGGAATCGCGAAACGAATGTTATAACCTTTACGAACGGCTCGGAGCTTATATTCATGGCTGAAAGTTTCGACGATGATAAAGACCTAAACCGCTTTCGGGGTTTGGAAATTAACGGCGCGGGCTTGGATGAGGTTAACGAACTGCAAGAGGTAACGTTCTATAAGGTTCAGGAACGAATCGGAAGTTGGAACAAAGCGCAAGGCAAGCCGCCCATCGTTTGCCTGGCAACGTGCAACCCGGCTCAGAACTGGGTTAAGTCAATTATATACAACCGTTACCGTGAAAACACATTACCCGAACGATGGGCGTACATACCGAGCCGCATAACAGATAATCCACACATTGCGCCCGAATACTTAGAAGCCTTAAAGGAATTGCCGCCTATTCAATACGCCCGTTTCGTTGAAGGCGACTGGGACGTTTTAGATGACGTTGCTAACCCGTTTCTATACGCTTGGGATGACGATAAGCATATTGATGATAGCGCTAACCATAACCCACACTTACCGACGTTTATAAGCGTCGATTTCAATATTAACCCGCTTTGTGCTTTGGTTATTCAAAACGTTGGCAGCGCGGCGCGTGTAGTGGACGAAATAAAGATAGAGCGTGGTTCGATAGAT